AACCTTGCAGCCCCTCGACAATCCCTTCGGGCCCAAAGTGTCACCTGTGTCTTGGGAACATTCTGTTACCCATGTCTCCGGACTGGACACAGCTGACGTCTGGTCGGGCCGCCGGGATTTGAACCCGTAATGGCAGTTTTCTGGCGTGTTATTGCGTGCTAAGTCGTTGATTTTCATGGACAGGATTTAGCGTCCTGTCCACGCAATTTTCTCCTGTCCTGCTCTGGTGGCACAATTTTGGCACAATTTTCGGACCCCACAGGCTCACAAGTCCGTGAGCCTCTCGCGCCTCAGCGCCCCGATCCTCGCACACCCTTCAATGCCCACACCACCCGCCCGCAAGGCAGGTGCTGCTCGAAGGCGGTGCCGTAGGTGCTCCGGCGCCCGGTCTGTTGCAACCAAGCCGTGAGCTCGTCGTTGTGCTCCTTGAGGTACGCCCGCCTGGGATGCCCGCGCCGGTTCCGCACCAGCCGCAGGTGCGGCGCGTGCCTCTCGACCCACTCGCACGGCGCCCAGCCGAGCAGCCGGCCGTCAGGGCTGTACAGGGGGATCTCGGCGGTCACCAGCCGCAGCGCTCCGGCGCTCGCGCAGGTCGTCAGCTATGCGGCGCAAGCCGTCGTGAGCGAGCCAGCGGTCCTCTCGCGCGCGCTCAAGCCAGGTCGGCGTGATGCGCCGGCGAAGCGCAAGGGAGCGCCGGATCTCGCGCCGGCGGTCAGGATCGAGCCAGGTTGTGTTGGCAGGCATCTCTCGCACTCCTTGAAAAATCGGGGCGGCGCGAAAGGAGGAAACCGCCGCCCCAGGGCAACCCCGCAGAGGAGGAGCGGGGAGCTTGTTCGCCTCGCGCCGGGGAGGCGCCATCGGGGAGGTGGAATCCGCCGATGGCGCATGGCTGGCAGCAGCCCCCGGCGCTTGGCCGGAGCTTTAAGCCGGGCCGGTCAAGCCGTGTGCGCCGAGCTTGACGGCCACTGTCGCAACGCCACTGCCCGCGGGCTTGACAGCCACACCCACAAGCGGCTTGCTGCCGGTTCCGGCAGTCTTGGTGCACGCCGTGCCGGTCCAGTAGAGCAGGTCGCCGGCGGCGATGTTGTCAGCCGCGACCTTGGGCAACGTGAAGGTGCCCTCGCTTACCAACTCCACCGGCTCGCCTTGCGCAGCGTCGAACGCCGCAACGCCGCGGATCGCGCCCACAACGACGTACTGCCCGCTCGCCACCGCGCTCGGAGCGGTAACGGTGATGGTCTTGCCTTCCTGAACGTAGTTCTTCATCAGTCAAGCCCTCTCGATGTCTTGATCGTGAACACTCGCTGCTCGCCCGCTTGCGTCAACCGCGCGAGTTCGCGGTCGAGCAATTCCAACGCCTCGCGCTGCCGTCCGTATTCGACGGAGCGCTCGCCGAATTGCACGCGAGTCACGCCAAGCGAGCGGACAATTTCTTCGCGGCGCTCTTGCAATTCAGCCAGCGTCATCACGCAGCCCCCGGATTCTTGAACCCGCCCCTGTGGTCAATCGCACCAGCGCCGCAGTGCCACACCACGCGGAACTCGGTGCCGAGCGTATTCCAGCCCGGCCGGCTCTCGACGCGCGGGCCCTCGAAGCCTTGCAATTCGCTATATTCGAACGTCGCTGCTTCGTCGGGCGAGCAGAAGACGTACCAGGCGTTGTGATTCCGCAAGTCGAAGCGGGGCTCGACAACCGGAATCAGCCCGCGCGCCGCAGTCTCAGCTTCGGTCGAGTTTGTCGGATACAGGGCGCTCAACAACTTGTCCAGGACAACTTCGTTTTGCGCGCCGACCAGAATGTAGCGCGGTGTCGCGCCAATCGGGTTGCCGGAGGCGTCCACTTGCCGGCGAATGGCGAGCTTCGCCGCGGCGATGGCGGCATCAGTCGGCGCCGTGCCTGTGCTGGCGAGGTTGTTGTGGTCGGCGTGGAAGACGGCCTTGTTGTCGGACAACTTCGGATTGCTGATGATGGTGTCGGCGAGGAAGCCAGCGAACCAAGCGCGCGCGCCGCGGGCGATCTTTTCGCTGATGTCACTCAACGCGCCAACATCGTCGTTCGTCAAAACCTGGAAGCTGACAGCGAAGCCCTTGGCGTAGGACGCCAGCTTGTAGCTCGCAAGCGCCTTGCCTTCGATGGAGCCGAAGACGACCTCGCCGGCTTCGTTCACGAGCTCCAGCGCCGGCCCATCACTCACCTCCAAGACGTGCCGCGCGCGGAAGTCCGCCATGCTGGTGCGCCGGAATACCTGCTGGATGGGGGAGGGCGCCGCGCGCAGCGAGAGCAAGGTCTTGTTGAACGTCTCGGCCAGCAGCGCGCTGAAGTCGCTCGTGCTGTGCATCGCACGGCTCAACAACTCCACCGGCGAGCCCAGCGTGCTCAGCCCGCGCTCCGAAAGGATGCGCTTCGCCAGGTCGCTGAATCTCGAATAAGCGAACTCGCGCCCCTCCTTCGGCTCGTGGCTCGGGCTGAGCCGCGAGTAGAGCCCGTCGGCCATGCGCTGGATCAAGCCCTCGCTCGCATCCCGCGTCACCACGGCCGGGGCGCGGTTGTCGATGACCGGCTGGCGCCGCGCGGCCTCACTGATGAGCTCCGTGCGGATGCCATCAAGGTTTGCGTGGCGAGCAGCCACTTCGTCAGCCACCGCCTCGGGCAACGCCAGAGCGGCGGCGATGGTGCGCGCCTGCACTTGCAGGTCGCTCTGATTTTCCGTCATTTCTCCACCTCCATGTGAACGAATAGTCGCCGCCGGATCGGCTCCGAGCGGTACGAAAGAAATCTCTCGCGGCGTCCACCGCGTCGCAGTCTTGATGCGCTTGCCGTTTTCGCGCGACTCGCGCCATTCCTCTACGGAATAGCCCACGCTGACGTTGCGAATAATTCCCGCGCGAATATCGGCGATAATTCCGGCGATTTCCGGGCGATTTCCGAAGCGAATTACCGCCTCGCCGCGCTGGCCGTCAACGCTTGCGTCCTCGACAACGCCAAGGATGCTCTCGACGCCACTGTGCCGGTCGTGGTTGTTCAAGACCGGCGCGCCGCGCAGCAGGCTCAAGTCCACGCTCTCAGGCGCAAGGCTCAGCCGCTCCACGAACTCGCCGCTCAGGTCGCGCCGGGCGACGTCCGCGCCGGCAGAGAAGACGACGCGGATGGTATTACTTGACGCGTCAAACGTTGTCGGCTCAAACGTCGCGCGGCGGGTGAGAAGGTCGGTCACCGTTGATTCTCCTTTCCGCTTCGAATTTCTCGAGTACGTCGCGCAAATCTGCGAGACGCCCCAGCCGGTGCTCCGGCAAGCTCGACAAAACGGCCCGCAGGCGGTAAATCAGCTCCCAGGCGTGCGCCACGGGCCCGCGGCCGCGGTGATGGCGCCAGTGATTCGGCTCATACTGGGTTGCGGCGGTCATCATGCTTCAGCTCCTTGTTCACTGCCTGCTGCCACCACATCGGGCACGTTCTGCCCTTGTTGCGTGCGCCGGCGCGCGTCGGAATCGAAGACCAGGCCCAAGGCGTCCGCGCGCGCGTTGTCGGCGGCGATCTCGCTGTCCACGTCCTCGGCGCGCCAGCCGGTGCGGCCGATGATCTCGCTGCGGCTTGCGAAGCCGGCACGCACGCGCAACAGGTCGGTCAGCACCTCCGCGCGGCGGTCGAGCATCTCAATCTCGGGCGCCACCCATCGCCGCGCCTCCGTGTCGGCATCGCCCGGCAGCACGCCCACGGCGCGCGCGAGCTCGCTCCAGCGGCGCAGCACGGGCTCACAGAACAGCGGGATGAGCAAGCCGTACTGGATCGCCTCGATGGTGCGCTTGAACTCCAGCAGCCCCGCGCGGCCGCTCGCGAAGGTGACCTGCGACAGGTCGCCGGAGAGCAGCTCGTAGGGAATGCCAAGCCCCGCGGCGATCCGGCGCAGTTGGGTGCGGACGAAGGGATCGAAGGCGGCGTCCGTCGCCGGCGGCTCGGTGAACTCGATGTCCTCGCCGGGCTGTAAGCGAACCACGCTGCCAGGCTCCAGCGAGGGCAAGGTGCCGTCCTGCTGCAACGGGCCAGGGTAGCCCTCGGGGGCGCGCACGAAGGCGCACAACACGGCGCCCACTCTCGCGCGGACAAGGCTCGCTTCCAAGTAGCTCGCCAACTCGTTCAGCGCGATCAGCGCCGGCGCCAACCACGATTGCCCGCGCGACGCGTTGGGCAAGAGCGGGCGATAGACGTGCAGCACCTGGTCGGCTGGCACGAAGACGGATTCGGCCGATGCGCCGGCCAGGGTGGGGTTCTGTTTGAACAGCCAGTATCCGGCCGGTCGCAAGCCGTCGTACCGGATGCCGGCGATGGTTGTCGCGTCAACCTTTGACTCGTCAAGATACTCCGGTCCCAGCACCTGGAGAGTGAGAGGCACGCCCGGCGCCGCTTCGTCCAGGCGCAGCACCACGAACGCTTCGCCAGCAACGATGACCGAGGTCAGGATCTGCGCACCCACCCCGATCCAGTCGAGCCGGCCGGAGGCGTCGCACGCGCGGCTCCAGCGCTCCCAGAGTGCCTGAACCGTGCGGTCGCGAAACAACGGCAGGACGCCACTCCCACCCCAGCAGGCGTTCGCAAGGCTATTTACGCCGCGCCTGGCAATGGGATTGTTGGCGAATTCCTGCGCCGCCCGGGCGCGCAAGACGGAGGGATTGCTCCACGGCGAGTTCGGGGCTCCCGGCTGGGGGCTCCAGTCGGCAATGCGGCTGACAGGACGCGCGGCGTCCCACTGAAGGTAGCGCTTCTGATGCGGCGAGCCTACGAGCTCGCGCCAGGCGCGTTGAAGTCGGTTAATCATCCTTTGTGGTTATCATGCCACACATGTGTGTCAAAAGCAACACGATTGTTGCGCGTGCTGGCGCGCCCGCAACCGCTTGATTTCAAGGTGCTTGCGCCACGAACGGAGCGTTTCGGCCAGTTTTCGCCCCATGCGGCTAGCGCGCGCGTGCGATAGCCCCCACCCGCCGGTGGTGCTGTCGAAAAATCCTTCGGCGGGCCCGGGGCGGGGCGACAACCGACCACTGACAACCTTTTTTCGCGCGAGACGCAAGCGGAGTTGTGCGAATTGCCCACCCGCCCGCAGCGCTGTTAAAAAATCCTTTGGCAGAAGGTGGTGTGTCAAGTTTGACACACCACCCGGCGCAGGTTCAGAATGGCGCGTCTTCGTCGTCCGCGCCAGCCGGCACCTTCGCCTCGCCGCCAAGAGGCTCGAAGGTCAGCGGCTCCTCGCGGTCAACCAGCAGCTTGAACCTGTGGTATCCGCGCTCGGGGTGCATGCCCAGGTATTTCAAGCCGATCCGCTCGCCAATCCGCGGTCGCAACCGCTTGAACTGGTCGAGCAGAACGGTCGAGTTCAACCACAAACTCACCCGCTCGCCGTCGTCCTGCTCCACAATGCAGGTGCGCACCTCGCCGTACAGCGAGAAGCCCTTGTCGTAGTGCAGCACCTTGCCTACCAGGATGTCGCCCGGCTCGGGTTTCCAAGCCGGCGGGAACTCGCCGGTGTAGTCTTCAAGCTCTTGAAACAAATCACGCATGTTTTGTTTTCTCCTCTCAATCGAATTGCCAGCCGCCCTTCGGACGGCCGAATCTCGCCTCTGCCTCGCGGCGCGCGTGGTCGTACCACGGCGTCGCAAACTCGGGAACTCTCGCCGGCGGCTCGCCAACAAACAGCAGCCACCGGCTGGCGCCGTCGCGGCGAATCTCGACCCGCCCGGCAGGCGTCAGCGCCACGGCGCGCCGCTTCGGCTCGGACGGCTCGGCCGGCAGCGCGCCAGAGTCTCGCTGGCGGTAGTACTCGGCCGCCTGCGCCTCAAGGTTGCGCAAGAGCCACACCCGATGCCCCTGCTCGCCCTGTCCGTACGGGCCCGGCTGGTCGGGGGCGTCGGCCGGCAAGTAAGTAATGTTGGTGACCGTGAAGCTCCGCAGGAACGGCCCCACCGCCTCGCGAGCCGCCGGCGGCAGGCGGTCCAAGCCGGGGGGTTCGGGCGCCGGGGGCGGTTCCGCCGCCGGGGGCGGGGCGGGCGGCTCCGGCTTCTCAAGCAGCTGAGCGGCTGCCTCGAGCAGGGAGTCAAATACATTCCTCGTCATTACTCGTCAAGCTCCGGGGTCAATTTGCGGGGTATAGCGGGGTATAGCGGGGTATGTTTCAGCC